AGTCTGTTCCCTGGCCCAGAAGGGCCTCACAACCCAGCAGATTGCCGACCTGCTGGATTGCTCCCCTAGCTGGGTCAGCAGCTTGCTCCCTTATGACCGGTGCGTCTACAACATCACCGACGCCAGCGACAACGCCCAAAGGATACGGCAATGGAGAAAAGACAAAAAGGAGACGAACGACAATGGTTAATATTATAGATTTCTGGTGGAATGACAGAACCACCCCTCTGGTTGAGATTGACGGCTCCGTCTATGCCCTTTACGGCTGGAACGGCGAGGAATACACCGATTGCTGGAAATGCACCGGAGAATGCCACCACGACGCCAGCGAGGAGCGATACACGATACGCCCCATTTACGCCGGTGACTTGATTCCTGGATTCTGGGACACCCACGAAGAGGACGGAAGCGACGAGTGGGAAAAAGCGAATACCGTTATAGGCCACGAGATTTTGTACCGATAATAAAAGAGGACCACCCCCAGGGCGGTCCTCTTTTATTCGCCATTTATTTCGCCATTTATCCCGTCACTTTGTCGCCATTTATCTTGTCACCTTGACGAGTATACATCATCTCACATCATCTCCCATGATGCCCCATGATGCCCCATCTTTTGACCCCAATTTTGACCCCCAATTATATAAAATTCTAGGCTATTTCATGCAATTTTAGGCCCAAATCTTTCCTGGGACATCGCCTAGATACTGGCAGAAGAAAACCCCAAAACCCGTTGATTTTCAAGGGGTTTCGGGGTTTTTCTTATGTGGTCCGAGTGACAGGATTCGAACCTGCGACATCTTGCTCCCAAAGCAAGATATTACTGTTGAGTTTCAACGCATTCAGCCGTTTTGACTACGTTTTGACCTCCGGCCAAAAAATTGTTGAGTTTGTCGGAGATACCAGCTTTCCGCCTATCGGTTATGTGAGTGTATATATCCTGTGTCACCTTGACAGACGAGTGCCCAAGCAGCTTCTGGGCGTCTTTGGGCTCAAGGCCCGCCTCATAACATATCGTCGCAAATGCGTGACGCAGCTGGTGAGGGGTTACTTCCGGTGTCCACTTCATGGCGAGATAGTCTCTGTTGTTGCTCTGGCTGTGGTGGGGTTTTGATTTTTCACCAGTAGCAAGCCCAGCTTCCCGGCACCACCGCAGCCAGCTTTGGCGCACGGCTCCCTTGTGCATCGGCTCCTTGCCGCCGAAGATGTACCCCGTCCCCGTCTCCTTTTCCAGGATAGCTTTTAGAGGCTCCAGGATAACAATGTCTCGCCGTCCGGCTTCCGTCTTGGGCTCCTTTATCTCCGGCACATTCCCAGCGTAATATACCGCCTTCGTGACGTGGATAAGCCCGGCGTTTAGGTCCACGTCATCCCAGGTCAGCGCCAGGAGTTCGCCCCGCCGCATACCTGTATATAACAGTATAGCCGGAAAGGTACCAAAGTCAAGCCCAAATCCGTCGACGATCTTCTTCATCTGCTCATCCGTCGGAATATCTCTTGTCCCCTTTGGCAGGTTCTTGGGCATTCTCACCGCTTTTACAGGATTCGTCTCTGCCCACTTCCTGACAATGGCATGGTCGAAAACCATGTTCAGCAGGTCACGCCTCAACTGTACCGTCCGCCGTGCGTAGCCTCGCTTCGCCAGCCATGTGAGATAGGCTTCGACTTCATCAGCGCCAATATCCTGCATCCTGCGCCCTTCCCACTGCTCCAGCACATCCCGGATAGCAGCTCTATATACCTCGTGGCCGTTATAGCTTACTTCCCCTTCGTGCCATTCGGCCCAGGCTTCCACCGCCTCGGAAAACTTAACGCCTTCCACATAGTCCGCTTTCCATTCAGCGATTTTTCGCTTTACCTCTTTCTGCGTCTTTCCGTAAAAATATTTCGGCTTATCCATCCCCGGCAGCCTTACTCTCTCTTCCCACCGGCCATCAGTTCGTTTTTTCATTGCAATATTCCTCTCTGTGTGTTACAATAGAGGAGGCTATCGTGTGTGTTACCACCGCACCACAAGCCTCTCTGTGGTTCCCCTCTCCGTGTCCACAGCATGGAGAGGGGATTTTTATATTATGAAATCAATGGCAGCCAGCACGGCGATGATACCGGTCAGTACGCAGCACACCACGAAGTGTTTGTGGTCGCTCTTCCTGGCCGCCTGTAATTCCCCCTGGAGGCCCTTCACCCGCTCGCAGTCATCGCCGGTGCAGATGATAGCCGGTGGTTTTAGGCCCGCCAGTTCGTCCAGGGAGCCGCCCAGGAAAGCGCATATCGCCGCCACCGTTTCAAATGCCGGTGCCTTGCCATCCACAAAAGCACGTGTTACCGTGCTTTCCGGTATCCCAGTGCCCTGGGAAATCGCCCGATTGCTCACGCCCGCCCTCGCCTTCATCGTTCTTAATCTCTGCGCCACCTCTTGTGACACCACCTGAATCACTTCCTGTTCTAAATAGTCATATTTGATTCTTTACTATATTTGCCATTGCTGGTAGCCTGTACCCATATCAACAAAGGAGGCTACCAGCCATGACAAACACCGAAAAGCTTTTGCAGCAGCTGAACAGCTACCGGCGGCCTAGATCACTGATCGCCGCCCTCTCGCTTATGCTTGAACCAAGAAGCGAGACCGTCCAGCCAGACGGACAAGAACCGGAGATCCTCGTCCGAGATATCTTCCCCGGGCTTAATGATTTTGAGCGCTAATAGCATCGTTTCAAGCTGTGCTTTCTTCACAGGCTCCTCTTTCAATCTGCTTTCCCCAGATTGGAGAGGGGCCTTTTTCAGTTCCCCGGTAGAGATACTTTCCAGGTCAAGGCCAAGGGCACCAAACGCCTTTATGATGACCTTTATATTGGAGTTCAGTATCCCATGAGAAAACACCGTTGCCATCGTGCTTTGCGGTACGTCGATAGCTATCGCAAATTGCCGCACGCTCTTGTACTGTGACAGGATGATTTCTTTCAGTTGCTCCTCAATCGTCATGGTGTTCACCTCCTATCGTTATTATATTTGTGTGCGTCCTCGATGTCAACGAAAATATTCATATTTTTGAAAATTCTTTCCCAAAATCACTTGACATTATCGAGATTATGAATATAATAGATATTGTGAACGAGAACGTGATTATCGGAAAGGAGATGATTGCATGATGAATCTTGTCGCAGAAATGGCCCGATACGGAATCAAGAAGAAAGACGTGTACGAATTCCTCTCGATGTCCGACCGGACCTTTTCTAATCGACTGGACGGAAACCCCACGTTCACCGTGAAAGAGGCGTTCAGCATCCGGGACCATTTCTTCCCGGGATACACGATTGAGTACCTGTTCACGGATGCCGGCGAAATCAAGGCCGGATAATCACTGCGGCGGCTGACAAGCGCTGCATGGGCCGTAACCGGCTCTCTGAGCCTCAGACAGGGTTTTGGGTATGCAGGAGTATTCCAGGTACTGACAACCACTCTCGTGGTACTTGGAGCCGTAAGTCGTGACATATACGGTCACTTCTTCCGTATCTTCCTGCGCTGATTCCTCTTCCGTCTGGCCCAGTCCGTCGGCTAGTCCTTGGCTGTAGGCCTCTTGCGTTGCCGCTGCAACGGCTTCGTCTATCTTGGCTTGCATCTGGTCATCGGATACTAGCTGATACTCACAACCACAAGAGACAAAAAGGACAAGACACAGCACGGCTAGGGCACGGAGAATGCTTTTCATTTCTTCACCCCCTTCCGTAAAGGCATTCCGAGCCTACCATACCACGGTTTGGAATGCAACGTCAACAATTTTAGGAGGTAACACACATGGAAACCAACATCGTCCCCATCACCAAGGACCTGGAGTCCGAAGAGTTCAAGCGGCTGTTCGACAGCCCCAAGCAGCGCGCGGCACGAGCCAAGAAAATGGAGGCCCTGAACCGCAAGCGGGAGGCACGCATCCACGAGGAGGCCAAGACACTGGCTCTGTCCTGGATTCTCCAGGGCGTCGCCATCGCCCTGGGTGGAATCGGAGTCGGCCTTCTCCTGTTCCTGGTTTTCTGATATGGGAAGAGAACCGATTGCCTATCGGGACAATCTGGAGGACATTCTGCAATTCTCCGCAGGTCGCCGGGTGCTGACCATTAAAGAGGTCTGCGACTACACCGGCAAAAGCTACCGCTTCGTGAAGGACCGGTACGGCATAGACAAACGGGGCATTTCGGCCCCCACCCTAGCAAGACTTTTGAGCGAGGTCCCTAATGCAAAATGACTATTCTCTTAGCAACAACAAGGCGAGAGCCAAGGGGTGCAAGGGGTGCTACTTCGTGGACCAGCTGGGATACTGTGACTATCTCCTGACCATGAAGCAGCGCCGGGAAAGCAAGGTTCTGCCTGGCGGCGGGTGCGAAAAGTACACCACGCACAAACCCGCATCCGCCTCAGGCCGGAACCGCCCTTTGATACTCCTGACCGCCGAACAACGAACGGAGTTAAGCCGAGCATCTAAAACGCCCAACATCAAAACCACCAAGCTGGACGGAGTACAGGAAGCCTTCAATATGTGGGAATCCGGCTCCCTTGACGTTGAGATCGCCATCCGGTTCAACGTCTCCAAAAACACGGTGGTCCGCTGGCGGAAGAAGCACGGATTGACTACAAACTACAAATGCGGAAGAAGGAACGGCAATGAGAAGAAGGTATGAATCCGAGAACCTTCTCGAGGACCTCACAGAGGAGACGATAGAGGATTATCTCACAGCGAGATCCAGTCACTTCATCTACTCCATGATTTCAAACGACTGGTTCGGTGTGAGTGCGTACCTGCGACAGAACGAAGATGATTTGGCAAACTGGCTGAACATCTGGAACGACTACGAGGAGGACTAAGATTGAATATCTACGAAATCGACAAGGCGATTTTAGACCTTGTTGACCCGGAGACGGGGGAAGTCTCCGACATGGAAGCGTTTGATTCGCTGTCCATGGACCGAGAAGCGAAAATCAAGAACACGGCGCTGTACATCAAAAACCTGTCCGCCACGGTAAAGGGCATTTCTGATGAAATCAAAGCCCTGACCGAGCGGAAGAGGGTAGCGCAGAACAAGGCGGACCGGCTCATGCAGCTTTTGGAGTATGCCCTGGCCGGTGAACCGTTCGCCACCCCGGAGGTGGAGATTCGGTATCGCAAGTCCAAGGCCTTGGAGGTCAGCGACGAGGCCGCAGCAATCGACTGGCTCAAAGAGTACGGGTATCAGGACTGCCTCAAGGTTCCGCCTGTCACCGTCTCCAAGAACGACGTCACCGCCCTTCTCAAAGAGGGCTTCGAGATTCCCGGCGTTTCCCTGGTGGAGCGCACGAATATGGGGGTGAAATAATGGGTGTTCCTGTTCTGATTCTTGGGGCCTCCGGCTCCGGCAAGTCCGCCTCTCTGCGGAATTTTGAGCCAGACGAAATCGGCGTTCTGAATGTGGCTAGCAAGCCCCTGCCGTTTCGCAGACGGCTCAAAGTCGTGAATGGCGCCGGTTACTCCACCATTATGAAGGCGCTGTCTAAGCCCACCATGAAGGCTTACGCCATCGACGACAGTCAGTATTTAATGGCATTCGAGTTCTTCAACCGAGCCAAGGAGACCGGCTACAACAAATTTACGGACATCGCCCTGAATTTCCGGAATTTGATTGACTTCGTCATCACCAAGACCCCGCCGGAGACCATCGTTTACTTCCTCCACCACGTGGAAGAGGCCAGCGACGGCACCCTGAAAGCCAAGACCATCGGCAAGATGCTGGACGAGAAGCTGACCCTGGAGGGCCTCTTTTCCATCGTCCTGCTCTGCCGCTCCGAAAAGGACAAACACTACTTCGTCACCCAGTCCGAGGGATATTCCACGGCCAAAAGCCCCATGGAGATGTTCCCCGCCGAGATCGAGAACGACCTGAAACTGGTTGACACAACCATTCGTGAATACTGGGGCCTTGCCCCGATTAAGGAGGCACCAGAAGATGCGCAGAATTAACTGGGATACTGTCGAGGAAAACGTAGATTTTCCCAAGCCCAAGCCCGGCGGCTACATCGCCAAAATCATCCGGGTGGAGGACAACGAGGACAGGGAGTATTTACAGATTGAGTGGGACTTCGCTCAGAAACCCCTGGCAGGCTACAACCGCTCCATCTACGAGAAGTTCGACCGCTGGCCCTACATCCTCCGCCGGTCCTACAAGGAAAGCGCCCTGGGCTTCTTCAAGGCATTCAAGACCGCCCTGGAAAACAGCAACCCCAACTACCATTTCAGCGAAGACCGCATCCACGACATGGAAGGGAAGTACATCGGCGTGATTCTTGGTATGGAGGAATACAACGGCAAGCTGTCCCTCAAAGTTCGGGAGACTCGCAGCATTGCCGTGATCCAGAGAGGGGAGTACGAGGTCCCCACGCCCAAGCTGGAAAAACGCCCTGTAGATTCCTCCGCCGTCAACCCCTTCACCGACCTCGGAGACGAGGAAGAAGGCGAGGACACCCTGCCGTTCTAAGTAGCACCACAAGCAAAACGAATTTTGCTTTGGAATCTGCGGAAGCAAAATTCGTTTTGCTTCGCAACTTGTCTAAGCAAAATCAGTTTTGCTTCCGACAGCGAAACAAGCAAAATGGAGGAACAATGCATCGCACCCAATTTACATTCTACGAGAGCTTCGCCAGGGCCATTCGGATGATACCTGACGGTGAAGAGAGAGCCGCAGCTTATGACGCCATCTGCGACTATGTATTCTATGGAACCTTACCGGGAGACGACAGCCCGGCGAGCGTTCGCATGATCTTCTGTCTGGTACAGCCTTCTCTGGACGCGTCCAACCGCAAGGCAGAAAACGGCAAGTCTGGCGGAAAAAAAGCAAGTTTAAGCAAAACCGATTTTGCTTCGGAAGATTGCGGAAGCAAAACTGATTTTGCTTCCGACGATGAAGAAAGCAAAAATGATTTTGCTTCGGAAGGTGTTGGAAGCAAGAAAAAGAAAGAGAACAAGAAAGAGAACAAGAAAGAGGACAAATGTCCTCCCCCTATTAGTCCCCCTCAGGGGGACCAAAAACCAGCCGAGCGCCACAAGTTCGGGGAGTATGGCTGGGTTCGACTTTCTGACTCCGAGTACGACCGCCTCGTTTCCGAGTACGGCAAAGACCGTGCGGAGTGTGCCATCAAGCACATCGACGAGGCCGCCCAGTCCACGGGGAACAAGAACCGCTGGAAGGACTGGAACCTGACCGTCCGCCGGTGCATCCGGGAGGACTGGGACATCAAGCGCTTTCACAGCGCCAACAAAGCGCCTGCGCCAGGAAGTGCAAACCCTGTCAGCAGCGATGACATCGACCGCTTCTTTGCGGATTTAGAAAACACAAGCAGCCTGTGAGCAAGCATCGGGCCAGCACACGTCCAGATCGTCTGGGGCGTTCTACGAGAGGGGCGTCGTACCGGGTTGACGTGTGCGCCCAATGCAGCGCAGGAACGAGAACGGAGGAAACGATGGCACGAAAACAAAGCCCGACCACGCCGCTTGCCAGGCGGCTTGACGAACTCGTTGCATCAGACCCCGTGGGCATCCGCGAATACCTGGGATGCACCTCGCAAGCAATCAGCCAATACCGGACGGGAACCTCTCGCCCGACCTTGGAAAATCTTTGCAAAATCGCCACCTATTTCAACGTGAGCACCGACTATCTTCTAGGCCGCACAGACAGCCCCGCCCCCACCGTGAACGCAGAGGAGGCCCGACAGTATACCGGGCTGTCCTTGGATGCACTGGAGGTCCTGCATAGCTACCAGGAAAGCGCACACAGCAACACGTGTTTACGCCTGATAAGCGACATCATCTCCGGCCCATTTGCACAAAACACACTGTGCGATTCCACAGATACCCACAGCAACGCCCAGAATCACGCACAAGCAACGATAAGCCCGCATGACGTATGAGATTACCATCCGCATCAAAAACCCGTCTCAGGACATTCTAGCCGTAAAGGAGGCAATCGCTTACGACTGCGAGAAATACGGAGACCTAGAAATCGTGCGCATCTCCCAGCAGGAGGAACACCAAACATCGCTCTGGGGGACCATCCCCCACACGAAGGAGGAACGCCCATGATTTTTGACAAGGGAAATATTTGCTTCGTTCAGAAGGTCAACGCCCCCGGCGAGAACGGCCGCCCCGCCGTCATCGTCTCCGAAAGCCGCAGCAACCGCTACGCCCACGACGTCATCGTCTGCTACCTGTCCCGAGACTGGAAAAAGCAGAGGGACAGCGACGTGGTGGCCTCCCGCTTCCGGGACGGCAAGTCCTTCGTCCTGGCCCACCGCCCCACCTCCGTCACCAAGAGCCGCATTTCCGGCTTCGACGGCAAACTCACCGACACGGAAATGAGCCGAGTAAACGCCGCCCTCCGCCTGGCGCTGGGCATCTGAGAAAGGAAGAACAAAGCATGACACGAGACGAAATCCTCCAGTCCGCCATCACCGCCGTGTGCACCGAACACAACGATGAGTACGGCGAGCCGGAGCAGAATTTTGAGGCCATCGCCGCCTACTGGTCCAACTACCTGTCCTACGCCCTGGACCGGGACACCATGCTTTGTAGCCGGGACGTGGCCCACATGATGATTCTGTTCAAAGTCGCCCGCCTCACCACCGGCAAGCTGACCCAAGACAGCTACATCGACATCGCCGGGTACGCCGCCTGTGGGGGTGAACTGGCTTGATTCTATCCGGTAAAGAGATTTTGGCGAATCTCCACGAAAATATAAAGATTTCGCCATTCGATATTGGGCAGCTTAACCCGAACAGCTACAACCTCCGCCTGGGCGACACCCTCATGGTTTACGACAGCACCATCCTGGACATGAAGCGGAAAAACCAGGCCCACACCATCCACATTCCCACGGAGGGCTACCTCCTGGAGCCTGGCCGGTTATACCTGGCCCAGACCATGGAGCGCACCGAAACGCAGGGGTTTGTCCCCATGCTGGAGGGCCGGTCCTCCGTGGGCCGTCTGGGCCTCTTCGTCCACGTCTCCGCAGGGTTCGGCGACGTGGGCTTCTCCGGGTATTGGACGCTGGAATTGTCCTGCGTCCAGCCGGTCCGGGTGTACCCTGGCGTGGAGATATGCCAGATTTTCTACCACACTATCCAGGGCGACTACACCAGCTACGACGGCGGCAAATACCAGCACAACCAGGGCATCCAGCCCAGTCAACTATGGAGGGAGTTTCGGTGAGAATACTTGTGGCTTGCGAGGAATCCCAGGCTGTGACTATTGAGCTGCGCAATCTAGGGCATGAGGCATACTCCTGTGACATCGAACCGTGTTCTGGGGGGCATCCAGAGTGGCATTTACAGGTGGACGCTCTGGAGCTGCTGAAAATGCGTTGGGATATGATTTTGGCTTTTCCACCTTGCACCTACCTCTCCAATGCAGGGGCGAAGCATTTGTTCGGGGGGGGCAAATTGAACGAGGAGCGATACCGGAAGGGGCTGGAAGCAAAAAAATTTTTCCTGTCGTTCTTAGATGCTGATTGTCAGAAAATCGCTGTTGAGAATCCTGTTTCCAGCAGGATATTCGATATGCCACCTTACAGTCAGGAGATCCAGCCATGGCAGTTTGGGCACCCTGTCAAGAAGAAAACAAGGCTGTGGCTAAAAGGCTTGCCGCCACTGGAGCCGACAAACACAGTTGAACCTCAGTGCGGCTGCCACGAAGCTGGAACATGGTTTATGCGGGGTGGCACTGACCGTCAGAAGAACAGAGCAAAAACATTCCCCGGCGTGGCGAAAGCGATGGCAGAGCAATGGGCAGGGGAAGCAAAGGAGGAAACAACATGAAGAAAAAGAGAAAAATCAAGCTACTGATGGCTCTCGGCCTTGGCCGGAATAAAGCGACCGCTTTCGCAAAAGGCCATGCGGTGACCATCGGGAATATGAGCAGCAAAGAGTACGGCCGTGCGGTCTATAGAGTGTGGTGCAGGAAGAAATGACCGCAGGAACTTATCGCCTTTGCCGCAAGTGCGGCGAGACCTGGAACGTGAGTTGCATCCATCCGGGGGAGAAAGTATACATTTGCCCCGTTTGCACCTGGAAGAACAGAAAGGAGAAACAGAAATGAGGTTGATTGACGCAGATGTGCTGAAACGATTTTTCATGGTCGATGACCCAAACAAAGGAACTCCGTTTGCAATGAATTTTGCGATTCGGTCCATTATTGATGGGATGCCCACAGTTCTACCAACCTCCTCGTGGATAAGCACCAAAGATAGGCTCCCTGAACTTGGAGAGGAAGTTCTTATTTGCCTCAGGGGGCAAACCGTGATAAACGCATACCTCAAAGACTATGGGGGCGGTCACTACTCATTCTTCGGGACTGCTTGCCCGCTGGAGGATGTTCTATACTGGATGTCCATGCTGCCGCTGCCGAAGGAGGAAAAAGAATGATCCAGGCACTGTGCGTGTTCGTAAACCTTTTGTGCGTTGTGTTCCTCCTGTGGGGCATCTATGATTGCTGGCAGTGGAGCAAGACAACGAAAGAACTCCAAAAACTCATAGAGAAGATGAAGCAACGGGAGGGGAACGAAAATGACTGATTTTGAATACCTGGTTGACCACCTGTCAGAGTCCGAGTGCCTGGCACAACTGGCAGAGGAGGCCAGCGAACTGTCCCAGGCCGCCCTAAAGCTGCGGCGGACCATCACAGAGGGGGCGTTTCCCACGCCGGTCACCGAGGATGAAGCAATGGACAACCTGGTGGATGAGTATTCCGACGTAGCTTTCGCCCATGTCCTTTTTACTTGCAAACGTGAGGCGTGGTTTATGAGCCAAGAGGCGTATAAAACTGTGATCAACATGTGGCATAATCGAGCCCGTGCCAAACGCCTCCGTGACCGCATGGAGGACCGCAAATGAACATCTGCGGCGACTGCCTCCGCTACGGCTGCCCCTGGGAGGCCCGTTTTGAGCCCGTCCCCGGCTGGGAGGCCACCCGTACCAGGGTGGACCCAAACGGCACATACCGTGGCTTGAAGAAAGGCTACGAATCCTACGACATCAAAAAGTGCCCCCTCTTCATCGACGGCACCAAGCGCAAGGATGCCAGTTTCAAAGCCGCCGTGGCCCTCTGCCGCAAGGTGGGCCTAAAGGAGAAACCATCCCCGTATCCGCCCCAAAAGCCCCTCCGGCAGCCGCCGGAACCCGCAAAGCGGAAGGTGCTCTTCTGCCGTGACTTGAAAACCAGGGAGATCACCACCTACTCCTCCGTCTACGAGGCGGCGGCGGCAGAGGGCCGCACCTTCACAAAGCAAGGCATCTCCGACTGCATCTGGGGCCGCTCCCAGATGCACCGGAACTGTGTGTTCTGGTGGGAAGGCTCCCCGGAGCCGGAGGTGAAACACAAAAGCACCGGCCGAAAACCCAAGCCCATCTGCGGCACCCACCAGGAGACCGGCCAAGTGGTCCACTACCCCTCCTGCAAGGCCGCCGCCGAGCAAAACCCAGGTTGGCGGACCGATACGCTTTGCAGTGCTGCCAACAAGGGAAAGAAGGTCTACGGCTACATCTGGCAGTGGGAGGAAAAAACATGATTATTGCCGCCATCGACCCCGGCGACACCCAGTCCGCCATCTGCTTTTTGAACCGCCTCACCCTCCAGCCCCTGGCCTTCCGCAAGGCTCCCAACGAGGAGATTTTGAAGCAGGTCAAGGAAACGGTATACGATGCCCTTGTCATCGAGCGCATCGCCTCCTACGGTATGGCGGTGGGCAGAGAGGTATTCCAGACTTGCGAGTGGATAGGCCGCTTCACAGAGGCTTCCAGCGCCCCTGTGGACTATGTGTATCGCCGGGAAGAAAAACTCCACATCTGCGGCGACCCACGGGCCAAGGATACCAACATCCGCCGGGCCCTCATCGACCGCTTCGCCCGCCACGACCTGAAAAACGGCAAGGGCACCAAGGCAAATCCGGACTGGTTTTACGGCTTCCACGCCGACTGCTGGGCCGCTTACGCCGTGGGCCTCACCGCCATTGAGACTCACACAAAAGAAGGGACCACCTGACATGGTGGCCCCTTCTTTTTTACTGTGCAAGGTCTGTAAAGTATACCCCGTTTCCTGTGCTTGTCCCCGTGCTGCTGCTTTTGCTGCTGGAGGACTTGCTGGAGGACTTCGAGGACGACTTTTTGGTGGAGGAACTAGAGGACTTGGAGGACGAACTGGAACCAACCTGGTCCCAGGTTTTCTTCCAGCCCTTCACGTTCTGCATCGCCGCCCACATCTTCCGGTTGGTGGCGTCGTCCAGGCCCAGGCTCTGGATGCTCGCCTTGGCTTCCGCCTGGGTGATGCTCCCGTTGCCGTCTGCGTCGGCGCTCCAAATGGAGGCCACCAGCATATTGCTCTGGTCCTTGGAGAGGCCGGCGCTCACCCCTGCGCTGTACACCGCCTCATCGTTCAAGCCATAGAGGGGATTCCCGGAGGATTCCGTCTGGGTCTGCTCTTCCGTCCCATCTGCCGAGGATTCCTCGGCGGTTGCCTTCTCGTTCTCTGCCTGTTGCTTGGCGCGGTTCAGGAAGTATTCGGTGCCGTCCTGGCCGCCCTCCGCAATGGCGGCGTGGGCTGCCTTCACCCATTTGCTTACATTGCTCACGTCGGCGTTCATGGCCAGCTTGCCTTCCGTCTTGGCATAAGTCCACACGTCGTCGATAAGGTCCGCCTTCTCGCTGTCGCTCATGGCCTTGTAGTCGTCGCTGGCGATGATGCCGGACAGCAGGTTGTAGGCCGTCTGCCCCTGGGTGGTCTGCCGTGCCAGGTACTGCGCCCCGGTCATATACTGCTCGTCCACCTTCTCGCTGGTCTTGATTTTGGAGGCAAAAACGCTGTCGAATCCGGCGTCATACAGCCGCTGGAGTTCCGTATCCACGTCCGTCTCGTTGATTTTGGAGGTATAAGCGGGGTTGAGCATATTGTTCAGGCCCCGGATAAGGGCATTGTCCCCGGTGCTCTGGCTCCTGCCCCAAGCGTCCACATAGTCCTGCTGGTGATAGTCCCAGCCAGGGATTTTAGCCGAAATGGACCCCAGGAGATACTGCACGTCCGCCGGAACGCTGCTGTCTCGGTCGATCCAGGTGCTCTTTCTGG